ACACTAAATTTAAGTGAGAGTTAAAATATGTACGCATTAGTAGAAGATGGTTCAATAACTAAAATAATAAATAATCCTAAATCAATGATTATAGCTGATGTTCAATATCCAGCTAAAATATTTCAGTTATGGTCAAAAGAAGAACTTAATCAAATAGGAATATATGAAGTTATAACTGACTCATCTAATCATAAAGACGAAGCATATTATATAAATACTAATGAAGAATATAATTTTGCAGATGGACAAGTTACAAGATCATGGGGAACTGCTACACCAAAAAGACTTGAAGATGAAGATGCAGTAGATGAAGATGGAGAAAATGTTTTAGACGATGATGGAAACCAAGTTATTAATTATGGTTTAAAAACTGATAAGAAAAGAATTGTAAAAGCACAAGCATCAGGATTACTTGCACCAACTGATTGGTATGTAGTAAAAGCTTCAGAAGTTGCAGATTATAATGTTCCAGAAAATATTACAAATTATAGATCAGAAGTAAGAGCAAAATCAAATGAAATGGAAACTCAAATAGATTCTTGTACTACTGTTGAGCAGTTAGAAACTTTATACACATACACAGAACAAGAAGATGGAGTAGTAACAAGACCTTTAGCAGAATTTCCTAAAGAGGTTGTCTAATGCCTTTAATACTTGGTACTAACTCCATAAAAGATACAGGCTATGATGTTGCTAACTCTGTTAGATTTAATAGTGGTGATAGTCCTTATTTAAACAAAACTTTAAGTAGCAGTGGCAATCCAAAAAAATTTACAATAAGTTTTTGGCAAAAATTAGGAACATCATTTGATGCTGACAGAGCAGTAATTAGTGGTGGTGCTGATTCAAATAATTATCTTGTAGTTAGAAATAGTTCATCACAAACAATTCAAATTTTAGAAACTGTAAGTGGTAGTGACCATACAAATTTAGTAACAAACAGAGTTTTTAGAGATGTATCAGCTTGGTATCATATAGTAGTTGCTATAGATACAACACAAGGAACAGATACAAATAGAGTAAAGTTATACGTCAATGGGACACAAGAAACATCATTTAGCACAGCAACATACCCAGGTCAAAATGATGATTTACAATTTAATAATAATACAGCACATGCTATTGGTAGAAGACAGCCACAAGGAAATATATACATGAATGGATATTTAGCTGAATTTGTTTTTATTGATGATCAACAACTAGGCCCAACATCATTTGGAGAATTTGATGAAGATAGCCCAACAATATGGAAACCGAAAGATGTATCTGGTTTAACCTTTGGCACAAATGGATTTTATTTAGATTTTGAAGATAGTGGTACTTTAGGTAATGATGCGGCTGGTTCTAATAACTTTACATCTAATAACCTAGCGGCAACAGACCAATCTACTGATACTTGCACAAATAATTTTTGTACTCTTAATTCTCTAGATACACTTTATAATGGTGGTACATTTTCTGAAGGTAATTTAAAAGTTGTAACCGCTGATAGTATTTATGGTGCAGTTACTTCAACAATAGGAATAAATTCTGGTAAATGGTATGCAGAATTTAAAGCTACTGATGCTGGTAGAGATTTTGCTATGGTTGGAATTAAAAGCACTCCAGCAACTGGTAATGGAGATGGAGTAGGTGCTAATGATGGATATTCTTATTATAGTAATGGTGGAAAAAAAGTTCATGGTGGCTCAGAAACATCTTATGGAAATTCTTATGATGACGGAGATATAATAGGAGTAGCAGTAGATTTAGATAATAATAAAATTTACTTTTCTAAAAATGGTACTTTTCAAAATAGTGGTGATCCTACAACTGGCTCAACAGGAACAGGTTCAGCTTTTGATTTAGACGCACCACCATCTGGTTTTTATTTTTTTTCTGTATCACACGAAGATAATGCTGATGGTGGAACTTGGGAAGCAAACTTTGGCTCACCACCTTACTCAATCTCTTCAGGTAACTCAGATGCAAATGGATATGGAAACTTTGAATATTCAGTGCCATCGGGATTTTATGCGATCAACTCAAAAAACCTAGCGGAGTTTGGATAATGGCTTATACAACTATAGACGACCCAACACAATATTTTAATACTGTATTGTACACAGGTAATGGCTCAACTCAATCTATAACAGGAGTTGGATTTCAACCTGATTGGGTTTGGATAAAAGAAAGAAATGGGGCTCAAAATCATGTTGTATATGATATTGTAAGAGGAACAACAAAATCTTTAATTCCTGATGGAACTGATGCTGAAACAGGAAGGTCAGGTATAACAAGTTTTGATTCAGATGGATTTTCTATAGGCTCAAATGGAAAATCTAATACAAATACTGACACTTATGTAGCTTGGAATTGGAAAGCTGGTGGCTCTGCATCATCAAACTCAGATGGAACAGGTATCACGTCAAGCGTTTCTGCTAATACTACTGCTGGATTTTCTATTGTTTCTTACACAGGGTCAGGAACAACATCAAATACAGTAGGTCATGGATTAAGTTCTATTGATTGGTTAATTGTAAAAAGTAGAGATGAAGCCGATAGTTGGTTTGTAAAACATAAAAGTTTATCTTCAAATCATAATTTAAATTTAAATCAAACTGTTGCACAAACTAATGTTACATCTGCGTATAGTGAGGGTGGTCTATCTAATTTATCAGGAAATACTTTTGGATTTTTAGATGGTACTTCAGATGCAAACGCAGTTAATGAAAGTGGCGAAAAACATATAGCTTATTGTTTTAAAGAAGTTAAAGGCTACTCAAAATTTGGCTCATACACAGGAAACGGAAATGCTGATGGTACATTTGTTTATACAGGATTTAGTCCATCTTTTGTGATTTTTAAGTCTAGTTCAAATACAACAGAATGGATTTTGCATGACAACAAAAGATTAGGTTACAATGGTGCTGTAAGAGCTTTATTTCCTAATAATAGTGACCCTGATAGTTCTAACAGCAGAATGGACTTTGTTTCAAATGGATTTAAAATAAGGGATTCAAGTGAGCATTGGAATGGAAATGGATATTCATTCATATACATGGCTTTCGCAGAAGCACCATTCGTAAATTCTAAAGGCGTTCCTTGTAACGCAAGATAGGAGTTATCATGCAATTATCCAAACATTTTACATTAGAGGAGATGGAAAAATCTCAAACTGCTACAAGAAAAGGTATCAAAAATAAAGCTGGTAGTGGTGAGATCAAAAACTTAGGTGATCTTTGTTATGAAGTATTAGAGCCTGTAAGAGCAAAGTTTGATAAGCCTGTAACTATAACATCAGGATATAGAAGCCCTGAATTATCAGAAGCTATTGGTAGCAAAGCAACATCACAACATTGTTCAGGAGAAGCAGTTGACTTTGAGATAGCTGGTATATCTAATTTACAAGTTGCATTGTGGATTCAAAACAATGTAGATTTTGACCAATTAATTTTAGAATTTTGGAAAGAAGGAGAACCTAATAGTGGTTGGATTCATGTTTCTTACAAAGACTCATCTAACAGAAAACAAGTTTTGACTTATTCAGGTGGAGAATATAAAAATGGATTGCCTGATGCAAAATGGTCAGATGGTAAAATGCAAAACTAGGAGATAATATGCTTACAAAAAAACAAAAGAAACTTCCTTTAGCTTTACAAAAAGCTATACTTAAGAAACAAAAGAAAACTAAAAAGAAAGCGAGAAAATAATATGCCCTATCATACAGGAAAAGGTTCTCATGGCGGAATGAAGAAGAAGAAGAAAAAAGCTAAGAAACCTAAAATGAATAAAAGAAAAAGATAATGGTTAAAAAAAGAAGAAAGAAAGCACCAAAAGGTTATCATTATATGCCTGATGGTAGATTAATGAAAGACTCAGATCATGGTAAAAAGAAGAAAAGTCGCAAAAGATAAAAAAACAAAAATTCCTAAAAAGTATTTATCAGGTCTTAAAGGTGGCAAAAGATCATCAAGAGCAAGTCTCATTAAGGCTATGTCAGAAGCATATAAAAAAGGTTTAAGAATACCTAGATCAATGTTTCAAGCGAGGTACAAATAATGGCTGTTAGAAGAAAACCTTTATCTGCTAGAGTTATCTCAACACTTAGAGCAAAAGCAAAGAATAGAAAAAATATTACATTAGGTGATTTAAAAAAAGTATATCGTAGAGGTCAAGGTGCTTTTTTATCATCAGGTTCAAGACCTCGTACTTCAATGGCGAGTTGGAGTATGGGAAGGGTGAACTCTTATCTCAGGGGTTCAAGAAAACATGATACAGACCTTAGAAGAAAAAGAAAAAAATAAAATGACTAAAAAACCTAAGACTACAGGAGAACACATTATTGCCTTATATGGTCATATATCAGGTGTAAAAAAATCAATAGAAAATTTAAAATCAAATCACATAAAACATCTTCATTCAGATGTAGATAAAATAGACAACAAGATAGATAAAATTACTTCATGGATTATTTATGGTTTAGGTAGTTTTGGAATTGTCTTGCTTGGTCAACTCCTTTACATACTCACCAAATAGTTGTATAGGTCAGTATATGACCTATAAGAGAATACTTGTTATTTCTGATATGCATATCCCATATCATCACAAAGACTCAATAGATTTTTTAAAAGAAATTAAAAAACAATATAAGCCAGACTTTGTAGTCAATATAGGTGATCTGCTAGATTTTCATGCAATCAATATGCATACACACGACCCAGACTTATATTCTGCTGGACACGAACTAAAACAATCAAAAATTTATGTAAAAGAATTAGAATCTATTTATCCAAAAATGGTCGAAGTAGAATCCAATCATTCAAGCTTAGTTTATAGACGAGCCTTAAAATATGGAATGAGTAAAGAATTTCTAAAAGATTATGGAGATTTTTTAGGAACTAAAAAGTGGAAATGGGTAGATGATTTAACATTAGATTTACCTAATAAACAAAGATGTTTTTTTACTCATGGAAGATCAGCAGATATTTTAAAAGTATCTCAAACTATGGGTATGTCAGCAGTTCAAGGTCATTATCATACTAAGTTTGTTATATCTTGGTGGGCTAATCCAGATAATCTATTTTTTGCTATGAATGTAGGTTGTTTAATAAATCAAAAATCATTAGCTTTTGCATATGCTAAAAACTTCAAAACAAGGTTTATTTTAGGTTGTGGAATAATAATTGATGGAATACCAAGACTTTTACCTATGGTATTGAATAACAAAGGTAATTGGATTAAAAAGCTTGTATGAGGAACAAAAAGAGTACAATAAAGGCTCAGAGAAGCCATTTAAAGGCTACTGATAGACAAATAGGTGGCAACCATTACAAGTTAGCTTATAGCCCTTTAAAGTTTATCTTAGGCAACAATCTTAACTTTGTAGATGCTAATATTGTAAAATATGCAGTTAGAAGAAAAAAAGGTGAAAGTTTAAAAGAAAAATATGATAAAATAATTCATTACGCAGAATTAGGAAAAGAATTATTATGATTTGGAATATAGTAGGACAGATAGTTAGTACAGGTTTCAAAGTTATGCAAACTAAAAGTCAAACTAAACAAGTACAAGCTATGGCAGAACAAAAACATTATGAAAGAATGTTAGATGGTAAAATAGAATATGAAATTGCAAAACAAAATCAAATGGATAATTCATGGCGTGATGAGTGGTTTACAGTTATTTTATCTTTACCTTTATTAATAGTTTTTGGTTCTATATTTTTAGATAAGCCTGAATGGATTGCAAAACTAAAAGAGGGTTTTGAAACATTAAATCAGCTTCCTGAATGGTATATTTACGCATTGTTAGCCGCCATAGCTTCGAGTTTTGGATTAAAAGTTACGGATTTAGCAATCAAAAAGTTTAAAAAAAAATAATATAAATTTACATTAAACATCTGTATTAAC